CGGGGTGCCTCAACCTATTGAACTTCGTCAGTTCAACGGTTCTTTACCGTATCCGCTTCGAAAACGGATGTAGGCATGGTGCCTCTTAAGGGTGTTAAGCCTTTAAGGGCCTTAGACCATTACTGGTCTAGTCTCTCTGTGGGAATTTACCCACTACACCGGAGAAGATCGAATGTCAGATACCGTCCAACTTGGTCGCAGTAGCTATGGCTCGTATTACAATCAAGATGGTTTCGACGAAGATGCCCAGTCTGGGCTATCAGCGCGCGAGAACATCTCTGTTAGTGATACTTTTGCGGGAGTAAAGAACCCGCGTTGGAAGCAGCAAATCCGTAATGGACAAGATGCAACCACCGTAGCTTCTGGGACTAAGTACAGGTTAGGCGGTAATGGCTTCTTTAGCGCTACAATTGATTACCAATTTGGCGCTTTTGGGTCCTGGCCTGGTGGCCGTGGGCACACTCGAAGGTTTCTGGCTGATGGGTATATGGGTCTCCCCGTATCCCCTTTTCAGGCAGTTCCCGACGATGTCTTCGACAGTGTAAATAACCGCGCTATAAGTAGTTTCATTGATGACTGCCAATCTCACCAGAGTTCGTTTGAATCTGGCCAAGATATTGGTGAAATCCGTGAAACTATACATAGCCTGATCCATCCTATGAGCGCTCTTAGGGAACACGTTCTTTCTTACTTTGATATCCTTCAAAGAAAAAGGATAGGTAAGGGAAGGCGTATTCTTCCTTATAAAGCTCTCACTAGTACTTACCTCGAGTGGACGTTCGGGTGGAAACCCCTTGCTCAAGATGTGGCTGATGCCATTTCTAAGCTTGGGCGTATCCATCCTCAAATCGAACGTGCTAAAGGTAAGTCTACGCAGAGGTTCGAGTACTTCACTGGGTCTGTTGACCTTGGTGCTGGCCCCGGACTCTCTGCGTGGATGCCAATGCGCGCTTTGACCGACGCTACTTATTCTGGTAGCTTTTCTGTTCGGTTCAAGGGCGCTGTGCGGAGTAAGGCTAATCCTGATGGTCGGGTCCCTCTTGTGCAAGATCTTCAATTAGATCTCCCACATTGGTTACCTACAGCCTGGGATCTGCTTCCTTATTCCTGGATCGTTGATTATTTCCTCAATATTGGGGATATAGTCAAAGCCTATAGCTTTAATAGTAGTGACTTAATCTGGGCAGTTAAAACTTCGCGTACATTCTGGAACGTTGAGTGTAAAAACACTCGATGGCATCCCGATGACGTTAAAGCTCTATCTCTCCTGGACCGGGTCTCTATTAATAATGTTTCTATAGAGGGCGGTGTGTTCCAGCTTTCTCGTGCCGATTTTCTCCGTTCCCCAGTCTCTGGGTCTGATTTGATTCCGTCGTTAAGGTTTTCCCTACCGACTAATTCGATCAAACCCTGGCTGAATATGGGAGCGTTGATAGCCGATCGAGCAGCTGGTTTTACCGGGGTAAAGATCATTTGATCCTTACCCTTTAACCATTCCAACCTTGAGGTAGTACAATATGTCCTTTGCACTCACTTCCCCGATTACGGGGTCTGCACAGACAGGTCTTACGTCCCCGACGTACACCATTGTCCCCGACACTGCCCCAACATCTGCTGGAAAGCAGTATGCTGTGTCAGCGATCGGTGGGACTCAAGCTGGTGTTGATGCCAGTTCGAGTCCTTCCCGTCCTTTTACGATCACCTTGAGTCGGCCTGCCAATCTTACGCAGGTTTCCTCAGTTGATCCTGTGACGGGTGCGCTGAAGAAGATCAACCGTAACGTTTACAACATTCTGGTCCGTAAGGGGGTTACCCCTCTCGCTGGTCAGCCTGCTGCTACGTTATTCGTACGGATCAGCATCGACGTGCCGGCTGGTGCCGACTCCGCTGATGCTGCTAATGTACGAGCCGCGCTTTCCATGACTCTTGGAGCTCTTTCTTCGATCTCCTCGAGTATTGGTGACACGGCGGTTACTGGCGTTATCTAACATTTTACACCCAAGTGAAGTTACCTAGGTGTTATATGAGAGAAATATTCCAGTATATCAAGTCTAACCCTAGAAAGGTTATACTTGGCGCTGTTGCTATTCTTGGGACTCTTAATGTTATTCCTATAACATTAAGCCAAGCTATCATCAGCGTTATTAATCTTCCTGATGCTTCGTTGCCTCAGTAAGATTTATCTTCTTCATCAGGTGTACTCTTATGGACAATCGTCCTTCTGTGCTACTTGAAGCCATCTATCAAGATGTCGCATCCTTTATCTCTTACGGCCCTAAAAGCTGTAAAGATATACCTCCAGGAATCGTCTACAAACAGTTTGCATCGTCGTACTTGGTCAATGAGATTGTACGTAAGTACATTCCCAAAGAAACCCGAGTTCAGGATGCAGCTGCTTTATCGACCTTTCTCACATCTAATGAAAGATGTGCAAATTGGAGACTTAGGAATGAGACGTTGGTTGATGATCTGCTCCTTGGTGAGTTTCGCCATGAAGTGGATCTCTTCTTCCATCCTCATGGGGACATGCTCTTCTCCTCTTACAGTGAAATACTGGAGAGGGGTCGAACTGGCCCTGGGTCCGCTGTGGGCGCCTATGGTTATAGCATGTATGCTAAACTATTTGCCTCGCCTCTGACCTCGACAACACCGATACTGTACGATATGTACAGGGCGTATGCTAGGCTCTTCTCCGAATTCAGCGAGGCGGAAATAAACCGCTATGCTGAATACGGTGAACCCTCATACGTTAGTGGTAGCCGTTCTAGCTTCGTTCCTAAAACGAGCGCAACTTCGCGGATGATTTGCGTTGAGCCTAATCTGAATATGTTTTTTCAGCTTGGGCTTGGCCAACTCCTGGAGGACAGACTTAGATCTATTGGTATAGATCTGCTCTCTCAGCCAGAAGTTAATCGCCGTCTTGCTTATGTTGGCTCTCGAGACGATAGTCTTTGTACTATTGATCTTTCGAGCGCATCTGACAGCATATCTTTAGGGATGTGCCGTGAGTTCTTTCCACCCTGGTTTTTCGAAACCTTGTTGGAGCTCAGATCTCCTTTCTCGGAGATTGATCGGGTGTTACATAAGCTTAATATGATATCTACTATGGGTAACGGTTTTACGTTCCCATTGCAGACAGTCATATTTAGTTGTGCTATAAGAGCTTGTTTCCGGTCTAAGGGGGTTCTTCCTCCTAAGGCCGGCAGTGATTGGAGCGTTTTTGGAGATGATCTTGTGTGTCCTAAATTTATTTTTAGGGCACTCAATCGCCTCCTCGAGCTTCTCGGTTTCACTGTCAACAGCTCTAAGACCTTTTATGAAGGTCCGTTCCGTGAATCCTGTGGAACTGATTGGTTTCACGGCCAACCAGTGCGACCTATCTATGTTAAAAGCTTAGATGGGCCTCAGGACATCACGGTCGCCATCAACCTCTTAAACGAGTGGTCTACATATACAGGGATCGCGCTATCTAATAGCGTACGACTGCTAGTTTCGTGGATACCGCCTCATAAACGGTATTACGTCCCTAGGGAGTCGAATAATGATCAAGGTATACGTATCCCCCTCTCGCTTTATCCTCTACCTATTCGCTACGATTCCAATAATTCCATCATTTTTAAATGTTGGGAGAATCGGACTTCGTACCTATATGTTGAGGATGGCTCTCTCCATGGAGCCAGGCGGGGCAGGAAACTTATTTACAATCCGGCTGGTTTGTACTGTAGTTTCCTTTGTGGCGAAGTAAGATCCTATAAGATCGCGGTCAGGCTTGACCGCAGTCAATATAGGACGAAGCTGAGGGTTAGTCC